AGATCAGGTTGCATATTGCTATTACCGTCAAAGGTAAGCGATTGCGAACTTCCATTTCCCGAATAAAGTTTAGTCTGGTAGAACGCACTTGGGTCTGTGACTGTCGGCTCTGCAAGATTTTGTGTGACTAGTGCTTTTGCATCTGCATCAGGGAGTGCGTGTACAAACGGTTTCTGTCCAAAATTTACGTCCCAAACAGTAGCTGAATTTGCATTTTGTGTAGTGGCAAAACACTGCGTTGTAAAAGCTGAACCGCAAGTACCCTGACTAGTACCATTTTTGTAAAATGTAACCTGACCAGCATTTACATAAACGCCGATGGTATCGCCAGCAACATAAGTCGCGTTATAACTTTCCCAAGAAGAACCTAAAAATTTCTCACCGGATTTTGCATATAAGACTACAACCTTACTGCCGTACTCACCCTTTTGGTCAGCCAATGCTTCTGCAACTCCAATAGCATCTTTACCAGTACCTGCGACTGCACGCAATGTTCCCTCAAAGTACCACTTGCCAGTAAGCGGAATATTCATCGTAGAGAAATTATCTTTGCTGACTCCTGACGCTGTTAGATTTCCATTACTCAAGCCGCCCTTTCGATCTGACGAGGCAATAGGATTAAGCGTTGCGACGTTTCCAATACCTGTGACGGTGGATGTAATAGCTGAATACCCACTTGGAGCAGAATGTGA